AGATACAGTCCAGGTTGGCGATAATGATGTTAATGTAACAGTCACTACACAAGGTACGGGAGATTTAATTTTAAATACAAACAACGGAACTAATGCTGGAAACATAACATTATTAGATGGTGCAAATGGTAACATTAATTTAGCTCCCAATGGAACAGGAGAAATAGTTCTTGGTTCGGGATCAGCTGATGGAGATATCACTACTAGTGGCACATACGATTTAATTTTAGATACTAATTCGGGAACCAATGCTGGTAACATTACCTTAACCAATGGTGCAAATGGTGCAATTACTTTAACTCCAAATGGAACTGGAGTTGTAGATATTGCAGGTTCAATGAACCCATCTGTCTCTTCTACAGGCAAAGCTTTTGTAATGGGATTTTAATAGGAGGAAAAAATGGCAAGTGAAGTAATGAAAGTAAAGCTAATAGCAGGAATTACAGATTCTGAAAACGATCTGCTAACAGTTACGTCAGGGCACACTTATACGATACTTAATTTATCTATTTGTGAAACGGCGGGGGCCGCAGAAACTTTTGATCTTTATATCAGAGACAATGCTGGTGCTGACGATTATGAAATTTATTCTGATCAAGCTCTAGCTGCTAATGCAACTTTTGAACACACTACTAGGATTGTGCTTGAAGCAGCTGATGTACTTTCGGCTCAAACAGCTAGTTCAGCAAATGTTGACTGTGTTATTAGTTATTTAGATCAAACATTATAGGAGAATTTATGAGTGGAACAATAGGAGATAATGTATATAGAGCCTCAGGCGTTATTGCAGCTGCGGCAGCGGGAGGCGGTGCTGTTGATTGGCAAACAGGGGCTATTAAAACATCTGGCTTTACACCTACAGCTGGCGAAGGTTATTTTGTTAATACAACAAGTGGAGCTATAACAGTTACTCTAGCAGCAGGTGTTATTGGAGAGATGGTTGGATTGTCAGACTATGCACAAACTTGGGCAACTAATGCCGTAACTGTAACTCCCAACGGAACTGACAAAATTGGTGGAGCGAATGACAATGCTACTTTAAATACAGAAGGTCAATCAGTGGTAATTATATATGTTGATTCTACTCGAGGATGGATTGACGTAACCGATTCGACTTCTGCTATTGCAGGAGAATCTTTTATGGTTGCTAGTGGCGGAACTCCATCATGTGGTACAACTTGTGGAGATTACAAAATTCATACTTTTACAGGACCAGGAAATTTTTGTGTTTCAGCTATTTCATCTAGTGCAGCATTAAATGTAGTAGATTATTTAGTGGTCGCAGGTGGAGCTGGCGGCGGTTCTCTTAATGGTGGAGGCGGCGGCGGAGCAGGTGGTTTCAGAGCCTCTTCATCCACTTTTACAAATGCTGGACCAAGTTCACCTTTAACAACACCAGCTGCTTGTTCTGCTGCACTCCCTGTTGCAGTAGCATGTTATCCAGTAGCTGTTGGTGGGGGTGGTGCTGGTGGAGCAGCTTCACCAACATGTAGTGGCCTTCCAGGTGCTAATGGTAATAATTCAGTTTTTACAGGAACAACAACAATAACTTCTACGGCAGGCGGTGGTGGTAACACAAGAAGGGCACCACAAACCACTCCTAACCCAGGAGGTTCAGGAGGAGGCGGAGGAGCAGGAGGTCCTGGGGGTAGTCATGGATGTGCCTATTGTGGAGGCGCGGGTAATACACCACCCACAACTCCTTCTCAAGGAACTCCAGGTGGCATAGGTGATTCAACTTCACCAAACCCATTAGGGGGTTACGGTGGTGGAGGTGGTGGAGGCGCAATAGTTGCAGGAACGCAGGCGGAAGATGGGGTACCCCAAGATGAAAGATGCATAGGTGGCGCTGGTGGAGGATTTCCAGGAAGTGTTTTTGGTTGTAATGGAGAAGTTTGTGGTTCTAATAGATATTTTTCTGGGGGTGGAGGAGGACAAAGATGTGGTCCTGTTACAACTTCAGGTTTAATTCCAGGTGGCGTAGGAGGAGGTGGATTAGGAGCTTTACGTTCAGCTCCTGGTGGAAACGAACCAGTTCCAACACGAAATGGAACTGTAAATACAGGTGGTGGAGGGGGAGGTACAGGAGGAGTAAACTATGGGGTAGGTGGAGCAGGTGGTTCAGGAATAGTAGTCATAAGGTACAAGTATCAATAAAATGGCACATTTTGCAAAACTAGGAATCAATGGAAAAATTATTTCAGTATTAACTTTAAATAATTCTGATATGCTTAATGGTGATGATGTTGAAGATGAATCAGTAGGTCAACAGTATTTAGAGAGACATAACAATTGGCCTTCTCAACTGTGGATTCAAACATCTTATAATACACAAAATGGAATACATAAATTAGGTGGAACTCCATTCAGAGGAAATTATGCAGCTATGGGTTATACGTGGGACGAAGATGATCAAATATTCTGGCCTCCAAAACCTTATCCTTCGTTTGTTAAAAATATAACACATGCTAAATGGGACTCACCACTCGGTGATCCTCCTGCATTAACTTCTGAACAAGCAGAAGCTAAATCATATTATGGATGGAATGAATCAGGTCAATCCTGGGATTTAAAAAGCTGGCAATAAAAGATATTAAAAGATATAAAGGTATGTGGTATGCAAAAGAAAGTATTATCCGAAATAGCCCTATACGACGGCGATGTCACCATGCCGAAAGGTTTTGAAATAGACCGAAACAAACTTCAAAAAGACATTTTACAATCTCGAATTTATAATAAAGCTTTTCCATTTTCAAGAACAATGGATATGCTAAATACTTATATAAGCGAGCATATTAATGTGGAATATGGTGTGAAATTAGTTACTAAAAAGATATGGGGAAATTCTTATAAACCCAAAGAAATTTCTCCCCCTATACTTAATATAGATCCAATGGATTTAAAAAGGTCTCCTGACTACGTATTACTTTATGGAGTAAAGGTTGAAAATTGTAATATTCGAATTCACTATGATGATAATAGAAGACAAGGAAACTCTTGGGACATTTCATTAACCAATAACCAATTTATTATGTTTCCCTCTGCGCAGATGTATTACATAACTAACAATCAAAAAGATTCTCTTAACTTTATACAAACAATTATTTATGAATTTATCTAATTATTTTTGGTATTTTAAATCTGCCCTAACACCTAGATTTTGTGATAATGTAATAGAATACGCTAACTCACAAAAAGAAGTTTTAGCTAGAACTGGTGGTTATGACAAAGAAGAATTAACAAAAGAAGATGTTAAAAATATACAAAGAAAAAGAAAATCAGATTTAGTTTGGCTTAACGATACGTGGATTTATAAAGAAATACATCCTTTTGTGCATGAAGCTAATAGAAATGCTGGTTGGAATTTTGAATGGGATCGATCGGAATCTTGTCAGTTTACAAAATATAAACACAATCAATATTATGATTGGCATTGTGATAGTTGGGATAAACCCTATGATCGTAAAAATAAAAATCATCTTGAACATGGTAAAATAAGAAAACTATCTATGACTTGTCAATTAACAGATGGTTCAGAATATAGAGGCGGTGAATTAGAATTTGATTTTAGACAATATGAACCCCATATGCGTGATGAATCAAAACACAGAGTACAATGCAAAGAAATATTACCAAAAGGATCTATTATTGTATTTCCTAGTTTTCTTTGGCATAGGGTTAAACCCGTAACGAAAGGAGTAAGATATTCACTTGTTCTATGGCATCTAGGAAAACCCTTTAAATGAAAATTTTAATAGTAGGTGGTGGGAGCGCAGGCTGGATGACAGCTGCTACATTAGAATCCCAATTACCTCAACACAAAATATCTTTAATTGAATCTAAAAATATTTCTACGATTGGTGTAGGTGAAAGCACTATTCGTCAAATCTTTGAGTGGATGAGAATGCTTAATATTAAAGATGAAGATTTTAAAAAAGGAGAAGCCTTTCATTATCCGTTTGGAAGCGCACCCCTAGAAGGAAATCAAGCAGAATATAATGATTGGTGGTTTAAAAAAATATTTAATCCATCTACTCCTAATTCAGATTATGCAGATTGTATTTATCCCCTACAGATGGCTTATGTAAATCAAAATAAATTTGATAAAGAACATTTAAAGTATGCTTATCATTTTGATGCTGCAAAATTTGGATTATGGTTAAAAAATAATTATTGTAAAAAAGTTAAACATATAGTTGATGATGTTGTTTCTGTAGAACAGGATGAAAATGGAATTGTTTCCTTAAATAAAAAGTACAAAGCTGATTTATATATAGATTGTACAGGATTTAAATCTTTACTATTAGATAAATCTTTGAAAGAACCTTTTGAATCTTATTCTGATATGCTACCCAATGATTCTGCTTGGGCTACAAAGCTTAAATATAAAAATAAAAAGAAAGAATTAGTTCCTTATACAAATTGTACAGCTATAGAAAATGGTTGGGTATGGAACATTCCATTGTGGTCTCGGATAGGGACAGGTTATGTTTACTCAAGTAAATTTGTAGATGATGATACAGCATTAAAAGAGTTTAAAAAACATCTTGGTCAAGAAGATTTAGAATTTAAAAAAATAAAAATGAGAATAGGTATACACAAAAGAGTGTGGGTAAAAAATGTAGTTGCTATTGGGTTGTCAGCTGGGTTTATAGAACCCTTAGAGAGTAATGGTTTATTTTCTGTTCATGAATTTCTAATAAGATTGTTAAGAAATTTAAGAAGAGAAAAAATTTCTCAATGGGATAGAGATAATTTTAATTATCAATGTAAACATTTATTTAAAGTCTTTGCTGAATTTGTAGGTTTACATTATGCATTATCACATCGTGATGACACACCTTATTGGAAACATTGTATGAATAAAACTTGGGATAATTCTTTAATAAATTTATCTCCAGTTGGAGTAAAAGGTTTTAAAGATGCTGTTGAACTAAGAACGTATGATTTTAAATTTCGTATTGATGGCGGTTTACATTGTATTGCTGCAGGTATGAATTGGGCACCTACTGATAAAACAAGTTTATTAATATATAATAATTTAAATGAAAAAGAACTTGAACATTCTTTTAAAGAATGTATTAAAAAATTAAATCAAAGAAAGGAGACATGTAAAAATCTTGTTAAAAAAAAACCAAGTTTATTTACAATATTAAAAAATATACATGTACATTAATAATTATTTTGTAACGCCTATATGGTCGGAAGAAAAACCTGAATTTGTTAAATCATTAAATAAAGCTAGTGATAAATATATTAAAGAAGCAAGAAAAAATCAAAAAACCTACATCAAAAAATATGGTGACTTTGGAACAAGTTATCATTCGACCCCATTAACAAGAGATAATGATTTTTTAGATTTTAGAAATTATATAGGGCAAAAGTCTTGGGAATTTTTAGACCATCATGGTTACGATATGAAATTATATTCAACTATATTTTCTGAAATGTGGGTTCAAGAATTTTCTAAAAAAGGAGGAGGTCATCATTCAGCCCATGTACATTGGAATCAACATGTATCAGGATTTTATTTTTTAAAATGTAGTGAGAAGACTTCTTATCCTATTTTCCATGAACCCAGAGCAGGTGCAAGAGCAACTAAATTAAAAATGAAACCAGATTTAAAAGGCGTATTGCTTGGCACAGACCCTATTCATTATAGACCCAAGCCTGGAACTTTGATTATATTTCCAGGATATATGGAACATGAATATGCAGTCGATCATGGCAACGAACCCTTTAGGTTTATCCATTGGAATATAACTGCTCTCCCTAAAGAGATGGCTAAAGATATTTAAAATATGTTCATTGAAAAAAATATATCTCAAAATACAATAAAAGAAATTAATTTATTGATAACAAATAATAATTTTGAAAATGAGTCCAGCAAAACATGTACGCAACAGGGTTTTCAAACATCCAATATAGTTAACTTATTTGATGAGAAATTATTAAAAAAAATTTTACCTATAAAAAATTATTATAAAGATATATTTCATATACATTATATTCATTATTTTGCAGGAGGATATCAAGGAGAACACCATCATGAAAAAACTGAAAAATATTCTTTTATACTTTATTTAAATAATGCAGATGCAAAAACTATTTTTAAAAAACCAATTGACAGGAAAATTGCTCCTAAAAAAGGAAAATTAATTTTTTTTAATTCAAATATACTTCATAGTTCTGAAAAAAGTTTTAACGATAAAAAGGTATTAGTGGGAGCCGTAAATAAAAATGTCGTTTAAGAAGAATAAATATGTAATTATTAAACAAGCTATATCAAAAGATTTAGCTACCTTTATGGCAAATTATTTTGCGATGAAAAAACAGGTTTATGATACTTGTATAAAACACAGATTTATATCTCCATATGAAGTACTTTTAGGAAGGTATGAAGGTAAGGATTCACAAATGCCTAATACTTATTCTTCTTATGCTGATCTGGTAATGGAAACTTTACTGTTAAAGTGTCAGCCTATTATGGAAAAGACTACAGGATTAAAATTGAATCCTGCTTATACTTTTGCAAGAATCTATAAAAAAGGAGATGTTCTTAAAAGACATAAGGATAGGTTTAGTTGTGAAATCTCTACAACAATGTTTTTAGGCGGAGATCAATGGGACTTATATCTTGAACCTTCAGGCAAGAAAGGAATGAAAGGTATTAAAGTAGATTTAAATCAAGGAGATATGCTAGTCTATAGTGGATGTGAATTAGAGCATTGGAGAAATAAATTTAAAGGCAAAGAATGTGTTCAGGTATTTTTACATTATAATAACCGTAAGACAGCGGGAGCTAAAGATAACATGTTCGATAAGCGTCTGCATTTAGGTCTTCCCTCGTGGTTTAAACGATGATATAGTTCTTTGATGGGAGCAGTGACTCCACCACATACCTCACTGCTTCCTTCAAAGGATTATATATGTTAGGTTTTTCAGCATTCGCAGAGCAAGCTTTTGGAGCTACTGTAGCCCATCAAGGGGTTGTAGTTATCGTTACTGGCAGCGGAGCTACCGTTTCACAGGGCACACCCACCTATGCTATCGCAGCAACAATTGTCGTTACAGGTAGCGGAGTTACTATTTCTATGGGAACGGTTACTTTCACTATGAGTGGATCTGTAGCAGTAACAGGAAGTGCAGTAACAATTTCTGATGGCGCTGAGGAAGTAAATGTGATAACATGGAATCCAATTGATCCAGATGTCAGCATGACTTGGACCAATATAGACCCATTATAGGAGAATTATGGCATCAACATATACAACAAATTTACAATTAGAAAAAGTAGCCACAGGGGAAAAAGCTGGGCTATGGGGAACCGTTACCAATACCAATCTAGAAATATTAGAACAGGCATCAAGCGGATATTTATCGGTCGATGTAGCTTCAGGCGATGTTACATTAGACCTGGATAGTGGCGCTACTTCTAATGGTAAAAATCTATTCTTTACACTCACAGGAACACTGGCGGGTAATCGTAATTTTATTATGCCTGCTACGGCAGAAAGAATTTTTATTGTTAAGGATTCAACGGACCGCTCTTCAAGTAATTTTACTTTAACCGTCAAGACGGCTTCAGGTACAGGTTATATAATGCCTGTAGCTGCAACTGCCTTGGTTTATTCCAACGGAACGAATACGGCTTTGGGCATGCTTGAAAAAAGTTATGTCACTCATACTTTAGCCTATACCGCGGTTGCTGGTGATCAAATTTTCTGTGATACTTTAACTACAGGAACAATTACTATTACTCTTCCTGCGGGAGCTGTGGGATCCGAGATAACGATTATTGACAGT